CGGACCGATAGACGGAGTGGCATTGACTATGGATGGAAAAATCAATGGAGAAATGCTTCTGGTAAATTCAGTCAAAACGGAATCCCTGGATGCCGGATATCGCACATCGGTCGAGACGAAAATTTCAGAAAGTGAGACGGCGGCCAACGATTATGCTGATGGAAAGGTAAGAGTTGCCAGAGAAGAGATAGAAAATTCGATCTCAAACATGGAGAACAGGATTACCCTGTCGGTACGGAGCGTAAAAGAGACGGTTGCCAGAAAGAACTACATTACTGGGGGAGAGCAGGAAACACTCACTCTCAGTAAATTTACGTTATCCGGAGCAATCAGCATATGCACGATTGAGAGTACGGAGTTCTTGAATAAAAAGGCTTTTAAGCTGACGTTTTCCGGAACAGGGGCAATAACGCTGACGCAGAGCCTTGGAACTATGGAGGCTGGCAATTATAAGATTGCTGTTGAGGCAGCGTACCCGGAAGGGTCAAAATACCGCCCGTCCTACATTCAGTACGGATTTTCTGAGAATAAGTCTACGGCGTATCTGAGCGGATATACGGCGGACGAGTTCCACACCTACAGCAAAGAGGTAAAAATCACGAAAGCTACAAAGTCGGTGGCAGTGACGGTTTACGGATATGCCGGAAGTGTATTGTATGTTACGGATATAAGATGTCTGCGAGATATGCAGGAGCTGTTGGATGATATTGATACCAAGCTGGAAGTGGAGGTAGGAAAAGTCACTGCCTCTGTAAACGAAGTGTACGAAAATACGCAGCATGATTACTGCCAGAACGGTAGCTTCTCCAATAATGATGATGCTTTTGCTTCATGGTATAGATCGAGCACAACATACATCACGAAGGTTACGGAAAACTCCAAGAACTGTGCAAAGATTGACAGGGTAAGCACAACATCCAGTTACTATCTGAGGCAGATTATCAAGGTTCCGAGGACAAGCCCGTTTATAATCCGGTTCAAAGCCAGATGCGATGCAGGCCAGGAGAACACAGCGAGAATCCGTATTTCTTTTGGAGGAACCAGCAAATATACATCGGCAGGTCGTCTGACAAGTTCATACCAGAATTTTGAGTTCCGGTTTGATAGCATATCAGCCGGAAGTGCTTATTTGTATGTGTACAATTACGTTTCCGGAGCCAATGTCTATGTAACGGATATCGAGGTCCTGGGCTATATTTCCGGCTATTCGGAGAGCCAGTTGCAGGTGCTGAAAAATTCGATCGAGGCAGAAGTGAAGAGAGCCACAGAGGGCGAGGATGAGTTGGCGGCGTCAATAAAGGTAAATGCAAATAATATCACGTCCAAAGTGAGCAAGGGAGAAATGGGGTCTTATATCACGCAGTATTATAATAACGTAATCGTGGCGTTTAATAAGAACTCAAAGTACATTCAGATAAACCCTGGAGAAATTGCTGTATACAATAATGGAGTAGAAACGTCAAAGAAGCGTGCCGCTTTTAATGAGAATGGAAATCACTTTTGGAGAGATGGCTATTATGTCGGAAAAATCGGTGCAAATAGTTTGCATAGCGATAATTCAAAAAAAGGATTTGACTTCGACCTGGAGTGGCCGGGGGCGTATATGACTTGGGCGGCACAGGATTACTCCGGAGCAGGCACCTATACGATGAAATGGACGTATGTGCAGAAAAACAAAGGATGGGGCGATTATACATCTGGACGCCTTCACGCTGGGTGCGACATCGATATGCACAACTGGACGTTGAGAAACGTTTCTTTTGAAGATGGCGCAATAAATGGTACGCTTCGTTTTGTCCAGATATTATCAATGAACAGTAACGGAACGGTGGGACAGTGGTCCAATAACTGCTTGATGCAGTTCAAGAATGGAATCCTCATAAAAGGAACGTGGTATGGATAAGAAAGGAGACGGCATGGCTAAATATGAAGTTCCAAAGAACCAGAAAGCAAACACAAGAACAAATGAGCAGTCGGAATTGGTAACAGCAACAACGGCCAGAACTTATACCGAAGCGGAGGTTCTGGTACTGCTCCAGAAAGCGAAGGAGGTAAACGTAAGTAATGAACGAGAATAAGAAGTTGGACGAAGTAAAGAAACCGGATACAACGGCAGTAGAGTTTTATGCAGATGCAAAGCAGACTATTACCCTGGGAGTGAGAAACTTGATTAGAGCTTTTCCACTCCCTATTTTTATGATTGAGAACATTTTGCAGGGACTTTTGCTTGAATACAGAAATGAGGCATATATGGAGTTGGCTTCTTGTGTGGATGAGCATAAGCAGAAGACAGAAGCGTATTACGAAGCCAAACTCAAAGAGATGCAGGAATCTTATGAGAAGGAAAAAGCAGAGCTGATTCGTGCATTTGAGAATCCGGAGAGTTTTGAAAACCAGGACACTCCTGCAGAACCAGAGGGAGAGGATGTTAAAGAACCGGAGGTGAGTTAAATGGCAGATATTTCCCAGGAGTTAGACCAGTTAAGGAATGCGGTCTATGGAGAAGAGGTAAGAGGAGCTTTTATCTCCTGTATGCAGAAAATCCATGAGGAGAATGAAAGCTACAACGGTATCAAGTCTGAAGTGGAGCAGGCGGCTGAGACTGTCAAGAACCAGGTAGAGACAATCAATACGAAAGCCGAAGAGGTGCAGGCGGCATTGGATGATTTGGCAGAGGCAATATCCAATGGAAAGAAACAGCAGTCAGCTCTGGAAGAGGCAACTAAGAATGGCAAGACTCAGCAGAGTGCGACTGAGAAGGCCACTGCTGATGGAAAAGCTCAGCAGAGTGCGACTGAGAAGGCCACTGCTGATGGAAAAGCTCGGCAGACAGCTTTACAGAAAGTGGTCGATTCCGCACAGCAGGTTGATTCAGCTATCCAAAAATCAGTGTCGGCAGCGAACCAGGCAGCACAGGATGCGAACCAGGCAGCAAGTTTGGCTTCTACGGCGGCCGGAAATGCGGATAATGCAACAGCGGCAGCGAAGCAGGCGACACAGGATGCGAACCAGGCTACCCAGAAAGCGAATAAGACAGAAGAATCCAGAGCCAAAGCTGAGACTATCAGAGTACAGGCAGAAGAGGCAAGAGTGCAGGTTGAGAATCTGAGAGTGGTAGCAGAGCAGGAAAGAGCAAAAAATGAGAATGTCAGAATCCAGAATGAAAAGGACCGGCAGGAGAATACAGCAGATGCTATTTCCAAGGCGAAAGAAGCCACAGAGTTACTTATTAACCAGGTCAATACGATTGCATTTCGGATTAACCCGGATGACAACGGACTTGACGCTATTATTTTGAGTGCATAGGAGGTATTTAAGTGAGCGATAATTTAAACGGAGAAGTGTTAAATTTCCCCAGAGACACAACAATGCAGTTACTGGTAAAGGTACACAGAAACCAGATGGCAGGAGAAGCGGATATTCTCTACAAAGAAAAGGTTGCGGCGGCTACTTCTAAGGCAGAGGTGGACGCCCTTTTTGTTGAGTGGTGGAAGTATCAGTATGACCCGGAACTGTACACCAAGGGAGAGATGTTGGAAAGATGGTTCGGAAATGTCCTGGATGATACGAGAACACATGGCTTAACCACACCGAGATATTCCAAGAGTACATCGATGATCGGCGAGCTGACGGATGATTCCGCAGGCCTGACCTGCACACCGTCTACAGAATCTACAGCCGGTTCCGACCCATTCGCACACCTTCCGCAGTTCTGGTGTCTGGAAGTTGCGGCAGAGAAAAATGCCGATGGCTCTCACGAGATTTTTTATGTGGAGCATATTGACGATACGGCGGATGTAAGGTCTGGAGAACATCTTTGTTGGATGGTCCAGAAGAATACTTACAAGAGAGAATGGCAGGACAAGGATTATAAGTATCTGAAAACAAGATGCCACCCGGCACCGGGCTACAAGAGATGGCCGGAAGGAACGGACAGAACCGGAAAGACGCATGAGTACATGGCACATCCGAAGTATTATGCCGGTATCGATGTTGATGGGAGTATTACCTGCGGAACTGGCTTAAAGCCGGTCAACCGTATTTCCCATACCAACGGAGTAACCAGATGGAGAGCCAGAGGAACGCAGTATTCCGGAGCATCCGGTTCACTGCTCAAATTCCTGGATATTATGATGCGTCTGAAATACGGACGTAAAGGAAATTCCGGAAAGATCGAAGGCTGTACAAATTACAACTACCAGTACACAGTTGCGGTCAGTGAGACTGGCGTGGAACGTGTGATTCTGACAACTGCACAGGGAGCGAATCTGTTTGTGGGTTCTGCTGTCATGTTAGGAGTCCAGAGCGGAACAGACAGAAACACACCAAGCAACTATTCCATCTTTGATGCGAAGCTGATCACCGCCATTGAGACGGTAAATATTGACGGTACGGATTACTCAGCAGTCTATGTTGACAACGGAGGAAAGAGCTTCGATACAACAGCAGGCAGCACTTATCTTTCCACCAGTCCGTATTATTCCGGATGGAATGACAACGTACTGGGAAGAGACGGCAGCAGATACAGCCCAACTTCCGGAAAAGAGCCGGGTATGCTCCAGGGCGTTGAGTTTATGAACGGAAGTTATTTGATTGTGTCTGATGAACTCTGGCAGTGGGGAACAGATGCAGACGGTAACTACACGTTCGATTGTTATAAATGCTTCGACCAGTCGAAAGTTGGTTCTGCAATCAACGAGAACTATGACAAAATCGAAGGAGCACACCTTACATTCCCGGCAGGAACTACAGGCTCATGGAAGTACATTGCTGACAACATTATCAACGATGATGTTCTCTGGCCGGAGGCAACCAATGCAAGCGGCAGCGGTACTGGAGTGGGGGCTGGCTTCAGCTGCTATCCGGCGGCGTCCGGCGTTCGGTCCGCCTGGGTTTGGGGCTCCTTGAACTACGGCGGTAATGGCGGCGTTCCTTGCCGTAGCTCGTACTATGGGCCGGGTAACACGTACTGGGCCGGCTCCCTGGGAGCACCTGGTTCAGAGGGGTAAAGACGGGGTGAATGCGAAGCAGAGGGGCAGTCAGCCCCTTTTACTTTGCTTATCCTATTTGCAAATAGAATAAAAATTTTAGGGTTATACGATGTTTGGGGGCTGGCTTCAACTGCAATCCGGCGGCGTCCGGCGTTCGGTCCGCCTGGGTTTGGGGCAACTTGAACAACGGCGGTAATGGCGGCGTTCCTTGCCGTAACTCGAACAATGGGCCGGGTAACACGAACTGGAACGGCTCCCTGGGAGCAACTGGTACATTAAGGTTAGTGTATATAAAAATCATTGCATCGTATAATCCTTGCGTATTGCTAAAATAACTTGAAACCAACAAGGCTAGTACCTACAGGGAAAGTCATGGGAGTAACCAGATGATATTTAGGAGGTTGATTTTTGAAAACATATTGTAAGCCTGCAACGGTTAATGTAGAGGACTGGAAATTCAATGAGGCTGCCGTTGTGGAATGTTTCCGGAATAAACGGGGCAGAAATGATTTTCAGCACCTGCTCTGTAAGACCGGGACGATTACAAAGCGTGAAATTGCAGAAGATAGACTGTCCGGGAACATGAAAAGAACCTTGGATGCAGAGACGGCAGTAGCGAAAATGCTCACGCAGCGAATAATCAACCGAGATTTACATTTAAGGCCGATTCGTCAGTTCCAAAGGGTTGACGGGTTGACGCAGAAACTCAGAGATATATGCCAGGAATCTCCAGAACAGCAGGTTTTTGAATATATCGCTGTGTTTGCATTGAAACCGCTATTCAGAGCTAAAATTATGCAGATTCAGTATGGCAGCATCCCAAATAAGGGAGGCGTTGCCGGGAAGAGGAAGATAGAACGCCTTCTCCGGAGAAAATTCCAAGGAAAGGTTGTGGCTGTGAAAGGCGATGTTACAAAAGCCTATCCTTCGGTAACAGTTCCGATTGTCATGGAAATGTTGAGAAGAGACGTAGGAAAGAATAAAGTCCTGTTATGGTTTCTGGGTGCGTTGATGAGTAATTATCCTGGGAACCATCTTTGCATTGGTGGGTATCTTCCGGCGTGGCTGTTCAATTACGTTATGTCTTATGTGCTGAGATTTCTTTGCGAGCAGGCACAGATTCGTAGAGGCAAGCGTAACCGGCTTGTGTACGCAATCGTGTGTTATGCGGACGATTTCACGATTTATGGGGATGTGTCGAAGTTGAAGAAAGCCATGAAGAAAGCTACAACCTGGGCGTATGATAAGTTCGGGTTGAAGATTAAGGGCATCTGGCAGTTTTACTAGATAGCATCATTTGACGAAGAGAAAGAAAATCACAAAGCAAGGAAGGACGGTAGCAAGAAAAGAACGCCCGGAGTAGATATGATGGGCTATGTGGTTCGGAGAAGATACACAATCATTCGTGGGCGTGTGTTCCGGAGAATCCGGCGTCAGGTATTAAGGGCCTGGAGCGATTACAAAGCCAAGGGATTCGTTCCCTGGTGGAGAGCTTGCCGGATTGCGGCGTATAAGGGTTGGTTGAAATACAGCAACAGCTTAAAATTCCGGATAAAGTATTGCTTTGACGAACTATTCAAGCTGTGTGCGTATAGCGCAAGCAAACATGGAAAGGAAGTAGAAAATGAGAAAAGAGTCTTACTTATCGCAGCCATCAGCGGTTGAAGTTTACCCGGTGTTTTCTGGAATGGATATTATTCTGCGCAAGAATATTGAGTTGGTGGAAAAAGAAGAAATCCAGGACGGGAAGAAAACCAAATACAAAGTATGGGAGTGTGAGGAAACCCAGTTCCATTACAAAGGCACAGTGACCCAGGAGGAGATTGAGAGCGACTTTGATTACTGGTTCGAGAAGGGAGATGCAGAGCCGGACCCGTCCAACGTGGAAGAATTGAGCCTGGAAGATGCCAGAAAAGCAAAGTATAAGGAGATTGCAACTGTATGTGAACAGACCATTTATGCCGGTGTGGATGTTAGCACATCTTCCGGCGTGGAGCATTTTAGTCTGACCGAAAAGGACCAGATCAATCTCTTCGGGAAAAAAATGCAGTTACTGGCCGGAGAGGAGAAACTGGAGTACCACGAGGACGGGCAGCCCTGCAAGTATTTCTCAGCGGCGGATATGCAGGATATTGTTGACCGGGCAATGTTTTTTGTATCGTACAACACAACGTACTGTAACGCTATGAATATGTGGATTAAATCCATTACGAAGCCTGGGGACTTCGAGCAGATTCAGTGGGGTGCGAAAATTCCGGAGAAGTTCCAGAATGAAGTGCTGAAAGACTACATGAAGATTCTGGCATCCGGAGGTGTTGCATAGTGAAAGTGCTTCTGAAATATTTGACGCTCTTCCTGGTAGGAGGGGCGTTTTATTATGCCCTGGAAGTGCTGTTCCGGGGATATTCGTTTTTAGCGATGGCAGGATGCGGCGGACTATGCTTCATTATCTGCGGTGTGCTGAATGAGAAAGACAGGTGTATGCCCCTGGTTCTCCAGATGGCGATAGCGACGTGTGGAATTACGGCCATCGAATTTGTTTTCGGGTTAATTCTGAATGTGTGGCTTGGCCTGGGAATGTGGGATTACAGTAATATGCCTGGAAACGTCCTGGGGCAGATTTGTCCTCAGTTTATGCTGCTGTGGTTCTTCCTGTCGGCAGCAGGAATCTTTCTGGATGATGTGATTCGCTGGAAGTTCTTTGGAGAGGAGAAGCCGCATTACCACCTGTTCAAGAAAGGAACGGCGGATAAATGACGAAGCTACAGATTATCGCTAAATTATGGTCTGCGGTGTATGACCTGGTGTTTCTGGTAAAGGGGACGCCAACGAAGACACTGGAGCAGATAGAATCAGATCTTGACGTTATCGAGTATGCGTGCCGGAAGTATGTGGACTGCGATGATGATGAGATAGCAATCGGGAGTGAAGGAGGTGTTGCATATGCGGATACGAGCGCAGCCCGGAAAGCGGATTAGTCCGAAAGTTACGAAGTAACAGCAGAAAGGAGAAACAGAACCAGTGGAGTTATGGATAGCTGCCGGGGTCCCGTCTGCGATTGTGGCATTCTGCTTTTGGATGCTTGAAAGACGTATCCAGGAACGGGCAGAAGTTGAGAAGAGCGAACGGGCACGCAGGCAGAAAGAACAGGACATTAAAGAAGAGAATCGTGAGAAGTTGCAGTACATGATGCTGAAAGCTCTTGACGGTTCTCTTTGTTTGTCAGAGGCTACAGCGAAAGCGGTACAGAGGATTCCGGATGCGAAATGCAACGGAGATATGCACAAGGCGTTGAACTATGAGCTGGATGCAAAGCATGACCTGGAGAACTTTCTGACAAGGCAGGGAGTGAACCATATTACAGGGGAATGATTGTATGGGCGTATTTGCCCGCATTTGCCTTTTAAGCGTTTAGGCAATAATTTCCCCATTCATACGATTAGAAACGCTACAGGAAACTGTCAAGAGATTATAGAGCATAGTAGGAGGAATGATTCTATGGAATTATTGAACTTTTTAAGCCAGGTGCCGGTGCCGATTCTGATTCTGGTAATTGCGGTGCTGGTTGTCGTAACTGCGGTAGTTGTATATCAGTATGCGAAAGCAAAAGGTCTGGAAGGAATCCGTAAGGAAGTGTACGAGCTGTTTTTGCGTGCGGAACACAGATTTAAAGAATCCGGACAGGGCGAGCAGAAACTGAGATGGGTAGTACAGCAGGCCAGAGGATTACTGCCTAAGTGGATGCAGGTAATTGTGTCTGATGAGATGCTGCTGAAAATTATTGATTGGTGGTTCAAGGAAGTTAAGGACCTTTTAGACGATGGAAAGGTAAACGGCTCCCAGAACTGATTGTAGAAGGGAGATGGTGTTATGGTCTGGAAAATTTTAATCGCATACCTGGTAGGGATTTTGCTGAGCCAGCCGGTGTACATATGGGCGGTTCGGACATTGTGCAAAATGGAAGATGAGGAAGAGGAACTTTACTGCCAGGACAACGGCTTATACTATGAGCCGGTAAAGCCGAACTATCCGGTAGCAATCGTGTTGTTGATGCTGGCAGGAATCTTCTGGCCGGTAGTTATATTGTTTGCGGTGTTCCTACCTTTGACATTCATTCTGATGGATAAGATGGGACAGTTGCATCCGAAGGACGATGAAGAAATGAATCCAGAAGAGGACACGTACTTATAACCGGGTGGGGAGAAATCCCCGCCCTTTTTGAGTAAAGGAGTATTTACGGGAATGGCAATAGAACGGAATACAAATACAGACATCTTGTTTGATGGTCTGATTGCTGCCGGATGCACCATATACGGTGCGTGTGCGGCGATGGGGAATATTTACGCAGAGTCTGGGACGAATCCCCGGAATCTGGAGAATCTTTGTGAAAAGAGACTTGGGTACAAGTACAACGATGATACATACACAGAGGCGGTAGATAGTGGAGAAATCACACGAGCTTTGTTCCTGCATCCGTTGGGAGATTCCAGACAGTATGGTTATGGTTTCTGTCAGTGGACGTCTGCCGGAAGAAAAGCAGGCCTGTATGACCTGGTAAAAGCCAGAGGTGTATCTATCGGGGATGCGAAGGTTCAGACGGAGTATATGCTGAGCGAATTGGAGAAGAGCTACAAGAGCGTTTTGCGGGTGCTGAAAACAACGAACTCAGTACAGGAGGCATCGGATGTGTTCCTGGTGAAGTTCGAGGCTCCGGCAGATACCGGTTCGGCAGCGAAGAAAGCAAGAGCTTCTTACGGGGAACAGTATTTAAAACTTTATCAGAAAAAGGAGGAAACAAAAGTGAGTAAGATTGAAAATGCAGTAGCAAGAGCCGAAGCGATTGCGTTGGACGATACCCACGGTTATGATCAGATTGACCGATGGGGCAATCCAAACTATGATTGTTCGGGATTGATCATTGACAGTCTGGAAAAAGCCGGAATCCCGGCAAAGTCGAGTGGTGCAACCTATACCGGTAATATGCCGGAAGTTCTGCCAAAGATTGGATTTAAGAATGTGGTTGCAACTGTGAATCTGGCAACTGGAAGTGGATTGCAGAGAGGAGATATTCTTCTTGGTAACGGGCATACAGCATTCTATTGTGGAAATGGAAAGATTGTACATGCGAGCATCAATGAGAAAGGAACCACGACAGGAGGAAAATCTGGAGACCAAACAGGTAGAGAAATTTGCATCCGGAGTTATTATAATAAGCCATGGAAGTATGTTTACCGATATACCGGAGAAACCGGCAATGCTGGTACAGTGAGTGTAAGGAATTATCTTCAGAAAGGAGATTCCGGAGATGCGATAAAAGAGATGCAGAAGATGTTGATTGGCTGCGGATACTCTTGCGGCAAGTCCGGAGTAGATGGTTCCTTCGGTGGAGATACAGAAAAAGCTCTGCTTGCATTCCAGGAATTCTATGCGTTAGAAGTTGACGGAAAATACGGACCGGCAAGCAAGGCTAAATTGACCTCTGTATATAACAACAAACGGAGCGCATCTGCACCAGAGGTTGCGAAAAGCTCTCAGTATACAGTTGGAAAAGCATACACACTGCAAGTGGAATTGAAAGTGCGTACTGGTCCCGGAACAAATTATACTGCCAAGAAGCATTCACAGCTCACAGCAGACGGGCAGAAACATGACAAAGACAATGACGGTTGCTTGGATGCTGGTACAGTTATTACCTGTAAAGAGGTAAAAGTAGTCGGCAACGATGTATGGATAAAAGCACCGTCTGGATGGATGGCGGCCTACTATCAAGGACAGGTATTCATCAAGTAAGAAAGCCTTTAATGGCAAGGTAACTAAATACACCTCTTTTGGTCGAGGAAAATATGTCACATTGCCCCGGTATCACGCCGGGGCTTCTTTTTTATTTCGGAGCAAGTCCGCAGAATAAATCAATATACAAAATTCACAAAAAATCCCCTTCAAATTTGACGAAATGTGCCTGAGCAACGATAGACGTTTTTAGATACTAACTTATGCTTAAGAGCTAAAAGCCGGTATAGAAGCGTGTACGATGTTAAAGCCATATATGCTGAAAATGCGGTTCTGCAAAGTTCAATCTGAGTTCCGAAGTTATCCACAGGAAGAATGTTGATAATGTGAATAAGTCGAAAAATCGAAGTAAAAACATTTCCTATATATAAAACCTTGTAAGATTTCTTACATGATTTCTACACCATAATTAGAGATAGAGTAAGAGATAGAGATAAAGATAGATAAAGAGATAAAAAAGAATAGCACTTTGCGTTGCAAAGATGCTACACACACTAATTCGATAGCTCGAAAAATAATTGAAAAATAGAAGTAAAACACTTGACATGTTCGAGTTATCGAAGTATAATAAAGTTACAAAATAACAAAACAAATACACGATACAAAGTAATGCAGGCGGCAAGGTTGATGGAATAGTACATATGTTTGCCAGACGGTTCCAACCCCGTAGAAATGCAGAGGACAGAACAAATGAGAAAGGAGGAATTGCCCGTTGGGAAAAAGAAAACGCAGGATTGAAGAAAAAGAAGAAGAGCTGCTTTCAGAGCAGTTGAAGAAGACCAAAATTGAAATTTATGAATGTTGGACGCATATCGTAATTTCCATAGTAACAATGCTGATAGCAGTTGTTACGGCAGTTTTGACCTGGTTCAAGTAATGTTCTGAAAAACAGCTCGGTAGCCGGGGAGACAAGTTCTCCTCGTGCTACCAAGTTTATCACAGAGGAGGCAGAAAGTAAATGAAGAAAAGCAGAAGAATGTTTTCACTGGCTATGCTGGTGTGCTTGATCGTTGGAGTTTCAACCGGAATCAGAGAATGTATCGGAGCCGCATGTGCGCTGGCATTCGTAAACGCAACACTCGGACTGGAAGATTTAGAGAAGAAAACGGAGGATAAGAAATAATGGATGCAAAGAATCAGCAGGACAGAGCAAAAATGGTAGAAGAAGCGGTTGGCCGTATGTGCCGCCTGGGAATGATGCCGCAGGTAATCACAAAATTCAGAAAGCAGGGAACGGTCCTTAAATCTGAGACGGCAGGTATTCTGTACGATTTGAACGATGAGGAGAAAAAAGCTGTTGCCGACTGGGAAGAAGAAAGCGGCGGCATCGTATACGCTGCAATATTGAGCAACATGGTGTTTGGAAGATGCCTGGCATTGTTGTATGTCAGTGCAGAGGAAGAAGAGTGGGAACTAGATAGAGAAGACCTGGACGGGAGGGTTTCACTTGCGTATGTGGCGAACCTGGATGCACCGGATTGTTCCGAACTGGGAAGTATCGGAATTGCACCTGCAAACGGTGGTTTGGCAAGAACAGAGTAGGAGGTGGCGTGATGCTGGAGTATAACGAGCAGACGGAAAATCTGATGGAAATAGCGATGATGCTGGAACGGCTCAAGGGAGAGAGCGAGTATCTGTTTGAGGTACTGACAGACATTGATAGCATAACCTGGAAACAAAAATTTGTTGACTGGGCGAATGAGTTCACAGAAACCTATGAGCCGAACAGGGATGTGTGGCCGGGAAATTACCTGGAAGTGATTGAGGGGTTTGCCAGAGAGAAAATCCTGGAGTTCGCCGGAGTGGAGGAAAAGGAGTAATGATACTGAGAAGAGCAGCGAAAGGCATTGTCAGAAAAGGCAAGAAGCCGAGTGTATACAGAATCGGGTTCAACGATGGAGATGAAACAGAGCTGACCGCAAATGGTATAAACGAACTGGAGAGACTGTGGTTGTCTTTATGCCCGGAATTTGAATGCGAGCCGGACAGTGTGAACTATGTAGAAAGAGTAGGATATGAGGAGGAAGACTGATGGGAAAAGAGTATGAGGAAATCAAGGCTGAGATAAGCGTCCGAATCAGCACAGAGGACATTGACGATATTGTTACAACGGCGCTGGAGGGTGGCATTTGTTACTGGTGCAAGCGAGCAGAAGTCAAAGGAAAGTATCTCGGAGAATTTGCATCGGAGCAGATCGGCAGAGGAGGAATCCTGGTACTGCATGATTCAGTGGACGGCAAGAAGAGAGAACTGAACAAGGAAAAGTTACTCAGCGGAGTAAAGCAGTATCTGGAGGACGAAAACAAGCCGTACAATATCCTGGTGGATGCGACAGATTCTGTGGGATGCAGTAAAGGAGTTTATGAACTGGATTGTTGCATGGTAGATGCGACAGTGGCAGACATGATTATCCAGTATGCGATATTCGATGATGTTATTTACGGATAGGAGGATACCAGGATGGGCGGAAAGAAAATTGTGGTGTATGTCCTGCATGGATTCTGGGAAAACGAGTTTACGAATGGATGTGCAGTGGTGGATGTGTCGATTGACCTGGAGGTGGCAACAAAGAAACTGGATGAAATCGTTGAGAGAAAAGCACGAGAGTATGTGAAAGTGCAGGAAGATAAAGCTGAGGAAGAACGGGGATTCCGGTATTTTGAAATATGGGATGAGAACGGGCAGAACGCTAAGTTCTATATCGTGGAGCACTATCTGGAATTATCGCAGAGCATGATGGAGGCGATTGCTGAATCGTTAGTGAAAGGAGCAGGGAAATGAGAAAAGTATATCGGTGCGAGCATACAGTACCGCCGGTTTGGTGGATTACTTTCGTAGATGGAAATGCGTTAGGCGAGGAAATTGTAGTGGAGTTCCGCAAGAACGAAAACACGCATGGTAAGTATTCACTTCCGGCAATATGGAAGAGAAAGGGATTCATAGATAAAGAACTGGAAACGTGGTGGGGCGTCCAGACCTATGTAACGGACCTACAGGGCAGATGTTCCGGAAAGTACAATCCGACAACCAAAGACGGAAAATTGAATTTTGAGTGGCTGTTGGAGGCAACCGAAGAAAACCGGCAGAAGATAATTGATGAGATTTACCGCAGGGCAAATGCCATCTGGTACAGGGAAGATTGGCATCTGGAAGACCTGGAAGAAGCAATCCGGAACGCAGGCCTGGAAGTAACCCAGGAAAGAGTAGACAAGCTGTTGGAGGAGTGCCACCGGATATTTGATGATAAGTCCGGAAGAAATGAGATGCTGGCCCAGAAAGCAAGCGAGCTGTTTGAGGAGGAGTAGGAAATGTTTGGAAGACTGATTCTTGAAACCTATGTACAGGACAGATGCCGGGACGTCAGATTTAAGGATGAGCATTTGACTTGGTTTGAGATAAAAAAGAATGATGCGAAGCGGATTGTTAAGAGAATGGGTTGGGAGAGCCTGGCAGATTTTCTGAACAATTATACCTGGGACGATACGGAGATTCTATACCAGATAGCTGATAGTTGCGGAATGATAGTCGCTGATTGGATTGAAAGAGAGGTAGAGGATGGAAGAAATTAAGGGAACTGATTGCAACGAGCTGATAAAAAAGGTTCTGGAAGTTGAGGAGCTGCGTCCGGTAGACTTGGCAAAGAAAATAGGTGTGAGCAGACAGTATGCGAACCAGATCATTTCCAGAAGCAAATGCGGCATTCGTTGTGATACGTTGGAGAAAATCGTAAGTGCGTTGGGATATGAAATCGCCCTGGTAAAAATAATTGAAAAATAGAAGTAAAACACTTGACATGTTCGAGTTATCGAAGTATAATAAAGTTACAAAATAACAAAACAAATACACGATACAAACGGAGGTAGTCAAGATGAACGCATTAGTAATATACAGAAGCCTGTTAAGTGAAAGAGATAAAAATGAGTTTGGCTATCCGGAATGGGATGCAGCTCAGAAGATGCTGCGGGTGTTCATTGAAAAAGCCCTGGAAGCCGGAGAAGAGAGCATTGCTGATGAAATCGTAGATGAGTTGTATTCTTTGAGCGATTGCGGATGCACACTGGAAGATAAGGCAGTGAAAGCAGATCTGGAGATGCTTGAAAAGTATGGATTTGGTAGCCGAGCAGACAAAGCGAGAGAGCTTTGTTTGGAGTAGGCTTATTTTTTTACCCATAAGGTTCGAGACATCGAAGTAATAATCCAAAGGAGCGAAGAATATGGCAAAGAGATCAAGAGCAAACAGAACCGAAAAGGCTACATACCAGAACATCCGGAATGAGCACAAATTCATAGATGTTGTTCATCATGGCGATGGTCATTATTACATCATCCAGTACATCAAGCATGAGTTCCCGGAAAGAACGGTTGTCAACTACATGGGAACACGATGCGGACGTAAGCAGAAGTTCAGAATTGGAAAAGGGACGCTGTTAAGCATCCTGGAAGATTACAAGAAAGTTGAGGAGGCGTAGAAGCTATGACAAAACAGGAATTTGAAAAGAGAATCGGGGCTGAGATAAGCCAGAAAGATTATTCCATTGTGGAGCATGTGTATACATGGCATCCATCCATCAGCGAGGTAGAGGGTAAGGAACAGATAGCAGAGTTGTATAAGTCCTTTGGAATGCCAATCATCAAGAATATGATGGAGGCTGCGAACTATGCAGAGACGCTTGACCGGGCAATGGCACAGGCACAGAGACAGGTGGAGGAGCTGAGAAAGCGAATCATCAGAGTTGCGAAAGGGGACCTGGTAGTGGAACAGTGCATCACAGAGGCTAAGAAATTATTTGAGACGGTCAATGATCCGCACGAGTGGGATGTGGCAGTTTCTTATCTGAAAAAAAGATACGGAGCAGATGCAGTAGACGCAGCCATTAAAATTGAGCATCTGGAAATGTAGGAGAGGAGTGAGAGTATGGCAGACAGAAGCAATGCCCGACTGAATGAAGAGATTGAAAGCAAAATCAGACAGTGGGACGGCACAATATTTGGAGTATCGTTGAAAAATATGTACGAGAATGGTACGAGCTATGAAGGTATCTGTGAGTATGCAGATATTGATTACGAAGATTACGAGGAGGAATAGAGATGGCAGACATGACGCTGAGAGAGTTTTGTGAGAGATACCGCAAGGGCGATTTTCTTGCGAAAGACAGAAAGACCCAGATTGAGGCCGGTTGGTATGACTGGTTTTGCAGCGACAAAGCACTGGCAGGCCGGTTGGCGAAAATCTGGAGCATCTTGAAAGGGGTTACGAGCGATTACATCCTGGATAACTACAGGGTATGGTTCAAGAATAACTGCCCGATGGCCGGTCCGCTCTATGATGATGTGAGATTCGAACCGCTTGATGAAGAGAAGAGGGATGAGCTGTATTTTGGGGTTGCTATCGATGATGAACGCAGAGACAACAAGTATATTATCTTCACTGCCAGAAATGATTACGAGGATGAGTGCGGATTTGATAATGTCCGGGAAGTACGGCAGTTCATCAATGGGTGGGAAGAAGAGCTGAAAAATGAGGAGTTTTACAAAGAAAGGGAGCGGAAGAAAGAAGAGCTGAAAAAGGAGAATGATAGATGTCTTGCACTGTTAAGAGAAGCAGATGAGATTTTGGGAAAGCACGAGGAATAATGTATGCAGGGTATGAAAGTGGCACTGTTCACGATTGAGGATTTGAAAAAGAATCATCCGGATTATTACAGACGGTTAAACCCGAAATGCCAGGTTTGCCAGAATATTTTAAGCAGCAGTGAATGTGATATGTGCGAGGATTTTGATATGTTCGCCAGAGTAAAGGAGGAAATGAAGTGAGACAGGCAGAGTTTACGGAACTGAGCAGGGAAGTAATGCCGGTACTGGATAAGCTGACGGAGATTGCAGGCCAGCATGGAACAGCAGAGAAACTGGTAAGCATTACACTGAGCGCAGAAGGTTATATTCATTTTACGGTACATGACAGTGGAATGTGTCTGAGCAGATTAAAAAGAGAGGATGCACCGGAGCTGGAAATCAGAAAACAGTTATCCCAGGAAACGGGAAGAGAGGAGAACTGATATGGCAAGTTTGAATGTCAAGACAGAGTATTCAGAGTATAAGGACTGTAAGTTAAGAGTCGGTAAGTACATGGAAGACAACAGCATTGTTGTTGAAATTTATAACAGATGGGATGGTCCTATTGCGAGAGTGACCACCTGCCTGTGCGACCGTTCGCTGGCAGAAGATGAGGCGTATGTTGACACCAATAACTGCCATTGGGCGGTAGAACTGTTGGAAGAAAACGGATTTGCAGAGAGAACCGGGCGTACCCGGAGAAGCGGCTACTGCGAATATCCGGCAATGAAATTTGATAGAAGCAAGATGGCTGAGTTTGAGGAGGAAAGATAAGATGGAGAGCTACAGGGAGTTGAGAGACAGACAGCAAAAAGAGTTCAATGAGCTGCCGTTGGGATTTGCGTTTTCGGATAAGCAGTTTGATGAAATGATGGAGAAATGGGGACTTGACCCGGAGAAGGACCTGGATAAGATTTACCGGGTTCCGGGCGGCGGATTCATCCAGAAGAAAGATCACGAGCATTTCCATGAGGTGTTGGACCGGCACAACGCCGAGATGGAGGCAGCAAAGGCGGCTGACGAAGACGGAACCGGCTTTCTTTACCAGATGTTCAAGTATGAACTGGATAATCACGAGTATGGATATACCGGAGATTTTGAAGACACATTGGATAGCCTGGGGCTGACCTGGGAAGAGGTTGCGGCATCTCCGAGATTGTTAAAGGCACTGGATAAAGCGTCTTCGGAGATTAGAAAGAGAGAAGGGTGCTAATGAACAATAGACCGAGAGTCAGAGAAAAGGAAAGATGCAAACTTGTAAGAAAATATGGTTACGCAGGTTATTATATCAAGTTTGTATTACCTCAAAAGCAGAATGCAGAGAAGGAAGGGAATGTTGCAGAGAACGATTTAATCCGCAGGCGAGATGTGCTGAAACTCATTGAAGATATTAAGTGTGATGATGGTATTCCCAAGAATTATGGAACATTGTTAGACATTATGAGAAAGATAAGAGCCTTGCCTGCGGCAGATATTTTAGAAAAAACAGGATTACTCAAAAAGTGAGGAAGGAAAAGGGCATTAAAGATGGAACTGAAAACGATTGATGGTTGGTGCAAGAGCGACTGCGGAAGTTGGGATGAATATTGTAAGCCGGGAGAAGTGGTGGATGAAGGAGTAGCTGACTACTTTTTGAATATCCTGCCACCTAGAACGATGAAAATGGGATATTTCCAGATGGGAGAACCACATAGTACAGCAGTGAATCCGAAAACGAAGCGGTATTCGGAAACATACGCCACATTTTTAAAGGTCGGAAAAGGAATGTGGGAGTATAGAGGACACTGCTTTGCAGGAGAAAACATGGATGTTGAGCAGTACAAAAATATAGCGGTTTGTCAGTGATTGTAGGAGGTGTGGAGCATGAAAAAGTTTATGAAGAGCATGAAGAAATTCTTTAAGGCAATGAAGAAGCTGGCAAAGTAAGGAGGCAGAGATCATGAATAAGTCAAGAAATATGAAATCCGGAGCAGGCTATATGCTCCGGAGGGAAGATTATAAAAGAGTGAAGAAGATGGACCGGCAGCAGTTTGAGAACTTCTGCAAGAATCTGTATCAGACGGCGTATGAGGAGGGCAGACGGTCAGTTCCGGGGATTGATATTACGGAAGTGCAGAAAGCAATCAGTGAGACGCCGGGAATCGGAGCGAAGAGACTGGAGGCAATCATGGAAAGTCTCAACAGCAAATTTGCAAAGGAGGAAGATGCGTGATGAACGGAACGGAGCGGGAAGTAGATGTCAAAGCCTGGGGCTATCTGGGAGCAAAGAAGGGTGTTCTGTATGAAGAAAGAGGAGAACTTAAGTTTACTGATGGGTTCCACGATAAGAAAATGACGCAGGCGAGAGCAGAAGCCTTTGCTCCCGGTGGCGATGCAGTTCTGGCGGATGTGTACCGGAGAGTGAGAGGAACCAGAAACTGGCATCCGGTTGTAAAAGAGCTGAAAAAATTATTGGATGAGGGAGGCGGAAAAGCGGTATGAAGATTGAACCGAGGAAAGAATCGGACAGAGGCGGTTGGTTGTGTATGCCGTTGTTAGCCAGTGTGCCGGAAGGAAAAGAAGGATGGGAAAAGGTGCATTGCCCGGTATGCGGAGCACTTTGCTGGAAAAGACCGGAGGACGCAGGCGTGGTTTATCATAGCAAACTTGACGGAGCGTGCTGTACGTTATGCGCTTTGAAGAAAGGGGCTGGCAGATTATGAAGAGAAGCGAACAGATCGTAGAATTGATGGATGATGTAAAGAAGATTATCTCACAGATGGCAGTAGTAGATGTATGCGAGGAAGAGAAGAAGCCGGTGGAGGTTGGAAAAACTATCATGACAAGCCGGGAGGTGGCGGATATGTTCCAGGAATACCACTCGGTTACATATCGCAGAATCGCACAGCTTATCGTGGAACTGGAACCGATGGAGCAGACAGAGTTCAAAATGGCACAGTTCAAGGCAAGACACCAGGAGTACCCGATGTGGGAACTGACCGAGAAAGCCTGCAAACTCTATCTGACGAGAATGAAAAGAGATAGATGCTACGGAAAAAAGAAGACCGGCATTGAGAAAATGGAAAAAGAGCTTCGCTGCCGGGTAAGCGGCCAGAAACTGGTGGAGGATGCAGAGAGCGGATATAAGGATGTCCGGGAGTTGTTCAATCAGTTTATTACCGGCCCGAAGGGAGAAAACCGGGAGATTCCGGAACTGACGCAGGCCTACGAGCGGTTGAGAGCGGTTATGGAGGCACAGGTTCCTGGGGCGAAAGCTGATACAGCGATAACATCTGCGGTATATGATGTGGCGATAGAGTCAGAAATGCAGGGGTTCATTTACGGATTTCAGTTGTTCGGAGCGGTTCTGCAGGGGTGCGGCAACACAAGAAGATATGCCGGAGAAAATTAAGGCAGGGGGATGATAATTTGGAAAGATTAAAACCATGTCCGTTTTGCGGTTGCGGAGACAGGAGAGTGGGAATCCGGAGGATGGGTAACAACGGATATAGAATCTGTTGCTCGAAGTGTGGAAGTCTCGGACCCCATGTATCAGTGAAGGAATGGAACGGGCAGAAGGAACTTGCACAGAAAGAAGCAAGAGAAAAATGGAATGAAAGGGCGTGAGAAGATGGATAGAGAAGAGCTTATGAGCGAATTGGAAGGTTTGTTCCGGGATGAGCCAGATAACAATAAGCTGAATGCTGTTTTGGACCTTGCAGATGCGTATGCAGAACATGAATACGAGGAAAGAAGAAAGTCCGAAAAAGTACAGTGGGGAAAAGATGTGTGCGCTGCGGCAGGAGAGGACGTAGATGAACTTCCAGAGCAGGTGTTTATTTCTATTTCTGAGAAGTTAGAAGATAGAATGCTGGAGAATAACGGTGATTTGGAATATTCAGTAGTGCAGGAAGTTGTAAATGAGTTCTGGGAACAGGAGGGGGAAGAGGAAGATGCTGATTGTAAGTCAGAATAAAGAGAAAGTGCTGTGGTTTGGAAGAGCCTTTAACGCTCTGGAGTATTCGGAGCAGGTAGACCACAAAGGAAAGAAGAAAACTGTCAGACACACGATTTGCATATCTGACGGTTGTTTGGAAGAGATTGCAGAGTACCCGACAAAAGAGAGGTGCTTACAGGTGCTGAAAGACTTTTGCGGCGCACATGAGAACGAATGCTATACGGTTGAGTTCTTTGACGTTGCAGCACAGGCGACAAGACCGGCAATGTACAAGAAGAACATCGTGTATGAGTTCCCGGCAGAGTAATGAGAAGGAGGGGGCGATGATGGAACACAAAATCACGATTATGAAATATCAGTTGATGTTTCCAGGGATGACAAAAAAGCTGTTCGATGAGAAAGAGAGATTCTATCAGATTACAGCCATCAGCATCAGACTGGACGAACTCCAAACAAAAGGTGCGGTATTGCAGAAAATGGGAAAACCAACAAAGAACGGCACTAGAATGACATTTGCACCGGTGCAGAGTGCTGGAGAGTATGAGGCAGAGATGCAGCGGATTCTGGAAGATGGGAAAAAGCTGGGTCTGAAATTTGAAAAGAAAAAGGAGGAAAAGTGATGGAGAGCAGTGAAGTTGTAAAAATTAGAGTAGAGAATATATATCCGCATCCGGATAATCCGAGAAAAGACCTCGGAGATGTGACGGAGCTGGCGGAATCAATGAAGAAACATGGAGTCATGCAGAATCTGACGGTTATTCCGGCAAGTGCATTGACGGCAGACCCGGAAGATCAGCCGGATGCCGATAAGGTTTCAGTAATCAGTGATTTCCATGCACTGATAGGACATAGAAGACTGGAGGCGGCAAAATTAGCAGGCCTGGTAGAAGTTCCATGCCAGATTAGAAGCAAGATTTCCCGTAAAGAGCAGGTAGGTATCATGCTGTTGGAGAATATTCAACGTGAAGACCTTACCATCCAGGAACAGGCCCAGGGATTCCAGATGATGCTCGATTTGGGAGATACGGAAGACCAAATTGCAGAAAAGACCGGATTCAGTAAATCAACCGTCCGGCATAGGCTGAATATTGCGAAGCTGGACCAGGAGAAATTGAAAGAGAAGCAGCAGGACGATGCTTTTCAGCTCACATTAAAAGACCTGTACGAACTGGAGAAAATCAAGGATGTAGAAATGCGAAATGAGATTCTGGATAAGGCCAGCAGCTCCAGAGATATTGTGAGCCGGGTTCAGAACGAGATCACGAATGCTAAGAAGAAAGAGAACGCAAAGAAGCTCAAAGCGAAGCTGAAAAAGATGGGAGTAGAGAAAGCACCGGAGCAGTATTCCCAGCAGATGTACAATGGGAAATGGAAAACAGTGATTGAGTTCAACTTAGCAGACGATGTTCCGGATGAAATCAATCTGCCAGAGCAGAAAGGGCAGATGTACTGGTATGAGATGTGGCGAGATTTGAGAATCGTTACGAAAGCTCCGAAGGAAAAGAAGAAGCCGACAAAAGAAGAACTGGCGAAGAAAGAGCAGGAAAGAAAGTCGAAGGAAATAAAAGAGATTTTGAAGGGAAGTGCCGCCAGAAGGAAGGAATTTATTGCCGGAATTATCTCTGGAAAAATCCCGGCTCTTAAAGACGAAAATGCAGCGAGAGCAAAAATCTGGGATGCCCTGGTGCTGATTGGTTATGGTCTGTACGGTTCAATTGCGAGAGGCTTTTTCTTGGAGGGCGATGAGTGGAAGTACAGTGAAGAAGAGAGAAAGCAGGCAAATGAGACGTTCAAAGGATTGAGCATCACACATCAAATGCTTGTGTTTCTGCATGGGTCGATGATTACTGTAGGAGAAACCTATGATTATAACGGACGCTACGCCAAAGACAAGGCGGATAAACTGCTGAAAGGGTATGAAGCCCTCGAACTGTTTGGGTGGTTCTTTGAGATGGATGAGGAGAAGCGAGTTCTGGACGGAACAAGTGAGTTGTTTGCACCTGCGGAAGAAAAGTAAACTACTGACTTGCCAACTGGCGCAAAGTCGGCTATTATAATAGGAAGAAGGAGCTACAAAGTAGCGGTACATAAGTAGTGAAATGGAGGCACGCCCTCTACATGGGGGATGCGATGTTCATACGATAGAAAGGGACAACCTATGTCAGAAAATGATTTTATCATTGTAGATGAAGAAGAGACAAACAAGGAAGACAACAGACAGGACACTGGCAGGGAAGAAGA